GCGGGGGTTGCGGGGGTTACTTTATCATTTTTATTATTTTTAAAAAATAAAAAATAAAGATAGAGGGAAACCTGGAATATACCCCCGCAAGTGCCGCAAGTGCCGCGCTTCTGCGAGCAAAATCGATAGTTAAAAACTATTGGGGCCATAACAATCAAATGTTTGCATTAGTAGATGTATGAACGAATATGTTTATCAGATCCAGGGTGCCCTAGAAGATTCCAATGGAAGACTTAGGGGGTTCCGTGTCTTAGTCTGTGATCTGAACTACTTTGACTCTGCCGACGCGCCAGTTGAAATATTGGACAAAGAGACGGCTAGGTACATCGAGTTTCGTTTAAAGGTCTGCGAGCACCTGGACATTAACCGGCTGCCCGTAGAAATCCAAAACAAAATTAGGACGCCGTTAGGGCGTTGGTTGGACCTGTGGGTCCTAGATAATTTTTATGGCCATACTAGCAAATCAAAAAGTCCTGACCCTGGACTATTGGAAACCGGCAAACAAAATCCAGCCGGGTGACTACCTGTTTGACCGGAATGGTAAACCGGTGCGGGTAAAGTTGGTACAGGAATACTTCTCAGACGACTGCTACGAGGTCATGTTAAATGACTACCTGACAATCTCTGGCGACAAACGCCTAGAATTTTTGGTAGAAAACTTTAAATACAGGGACAGAGTCATACAATACAAGGGATACCACCCCTTTAGGCGGCCACTAAAGCCGATGAATGTGGAGACGTTGCTAGATGGCGACCTGAAAGACGAGACAAATTGTAAGATCTACTCGATACCTACCACAAAACCCATTGAGCTACCCCACCAGACCCTACCAGTCCCGCCGTTTGTGTTTGGTTTTTGGTTTATAAACCGCAAACCTAGCAAATTTTTTACGACAACCCCGTCGACACAGGAAGAAGTAGAGCGCCAGCTCAAAGAATTTGGGTACAAGGTCAAGATTCGCAAGACAATACACAACGGCTGGCGGCAGTTTACTATATCGCCGACCATAGAGTCACAATTAGCGCCGGATATCCCAATAAAAATACCGGCAAACTACCTGCTGGCGGACAAAGAGCAGCGAATTGAGCTGCTGCGTGGCATTTTGTTTGCAAAACCACGCCAATATTCGCCGCGGAGGGACCTGTTTAGGTTCTCTACCACACACTACGGCACGGCGCTGGCAATTCAGGGCCTGGTTGAGTCGCTGGGTGGCAAGACTAACCTCGCGTTTACAGAAAAAAATAGTACCTACACGCTAACTTTTAAAACCAGGCTAAAGTTGGTACCTAATCAGGTATCTAAGCCGATAAAAATACACCAGGCGCGTAGGTATATTGAAAAAATTACAAAGATCCAGCCACAGACCTGTGTTCACATTGAAACAGACGGGCCGGATAACAGCTATCTCGTAGGAGAGGGTTTTATTTCATGTCGTTAACACCAAAACAGGAACTTGAATTAAAGAAGTTCGCACAAGCACGCACGCACTGGCCTAAGGACCAGCTCGAGGCCGCCGTTTGGCGGGTCCGTTGGCACCTACAGGCACTGCCGCACCAACGGGAGCCAGACGATGGCGAATATGATACGTTTCTTATGCTTGCCGGTCGTGGATCGGGTAAGACGCACACTGCTAGCCATTGGATTGGTATCCGTGCTTGGGTTTATGACAACACCCGCTGGCTCGTCACCGCTCCAACATCAAACGATATACGTGCAACTTGTTTCGAGGGGGACTCTGGACTTCTCAATATCATTCCCCCGTCACTTATACGAGACTACAACAAGTCCCTGTTTGAAATCACCCTTACAAATGGATCTCTTATACAGGGGATCCCAGCCTCGGAGCCTGAGCGCTACCGAGGTAAGCAATATCACGGCGCCTGGTTTGACGAGCTGTGTGCATTTGATTACATCGACGATGCCTACGATGGCGTACAGTTTACGCTCCGCTTACGGGACCCACGCATCCCTCGAGTGCAGCAGATTATTACCACCACACCCAAGCCAAAAGAATTAATTGTAGACCTAAACGAGGGTAAAGTAGGCGGCGACGTATATGTGTCAAACGCCTCGTCTTATGACAACCGAGCCAACCTCTCAGAGACGTTCTTCAAACAGCTTGAGACTTACGACGGCACTGACATTGGCCGCCAAGAGATCTATGGCGAGATCCTTGACCCGGAACAGTCCGGCATCATCAAGCGCAAACAATTCCGCCTGTGGCCGGCCAACAAGCCGACTCCGACGCTGGAGTATGTCATTGCGTCATATGATCCGGCGACTTCTGAGAAGACAATGAACGACCCGACCGCCTGCACCATCTGGGGCGTGTTTGAGCAACAAGACGCTGGCACGGCAATTATTTTATTGGACGCCTGGGACGAGCACCTGTCCTACCCGGAGCTGCGTAGGAAGGTAATCAACGACTTTAAGGAGGTCGTCTACGGCGCCGATAATGACTTTGGCAAGGGCCGAAAGGCGGACCTGATTTTGATGGAAGACAAGTCGGCGGGTATCTCGCTGATCCAGGAGCTCCAGGGCGCCGGTGTCCCGGTTAGGGGTTACAACCCCGGCCGTGCGGATAAGGTACAACGATTAAACATTGTCGCGCCCTTAGTGTCTAAGGGTAAGGTTTGGATACCAGAGGAACCACAACGAAAAGGGGAATATGCAGACTGGGCAAAACGTTTTCTGCGTCAAGTATGTTCATTTCCAGAGGCTGGTGGACACGACGACTACGTCGACTCCCTCTCGCAAGCGCTGCGCGTTTTACGTGATTCTGGATGGATCCAACTCGACCCGCTACCAGCTCGAGACTATAGTTACGTGGACGACGACATGAGCAAGCGATTTGCCAACCCCTACGCCCAGTAGGGCGGATCTCCTGGTATTTGTGCATTAGTATAAATAGGAATAACCACCCCACCGATATGAACTTTCTAAAGACCCCCCAACAAATGTTAATGGAAGAGGCTGGCATGACGCCCGCCTCTCCGGGCATGTTAAAGACCCCACAACAGATGTTGATGGAACAGTCTGGCATACAGCCCAGGTTTTTTGCCGATGGTGGTAGCGCAAACACAAACCCACAGGACATGTTGGCAGAATTGATTGCCCTTGGGTATGAGCCACAAAGATTTAATAACGGCGGCGGTGTATTAGGTACAGACTATGTTCCCTACTACAATCCAGAAGCAACAATGCAGGCCATACCAAACGAATCACTTTATTCCCGCGCGCATGGCGCGCTAAGTAATATCTCCCCTACCATGGCAAAAATTATTTTAGGTGACGCTAGGATGGGGGAAACAGGAATGGAAGCCCCAATCGGAGAATCAATTGTTAACCCACTCTTGTGGGGCATTGCGGCGGCAGACTCGGCTAAAGATACATACCAAGCCGCTAGGGCTGGAGATCCTTTTGGATATGGCTTTGGATTAGCAGCCACCGCTCTTAACGCAAGCCCATTTGCCGCAGCGGCAAAAAAACTAAAAGCCCCCGCAAAAAAAGCGGCTAGTGCAATTTCAAAAAAGATTAAAGAATAATGGCGAACCCAATACTACCCATTCAGTCTGGTGCAAATTTGCCGGGCCTTGACACTGAAGAAAACATTCAAAAGGCCATGGCACAAGATGCCGAGATGGACTACTACGAAGACGCGTTGGGCTTAGAACCCGGCGACGTTGAAGAGGAAATAATTGAATTAGAAGATGGTTCTGTTGTTGTCAACTACCAAGAAAAACAGAGCCCACGTAAGAACCCAGAGTTTTACGAGAACCTAGTAGAGTCACTAGACGAGGGCACGCTACAAAACCTGGCAACAGAGTACTTGGATTTAATTGACGTTGACAAAGAGTCACGTTCACAGCGAGATAAACAGTATGAAGAAGGATTGCGTAGAACTGGGCTTGGAAAAGATGCACCTGGAGGGGCGACGTTTGACGGTGCTTCCAAAGTGGTTCACCCAGTTATGGCAGAGGCCTGCGTTGATTTCGCTGCGTCAACGGCTAAGGAATTACTTCCACCCGATGGCTTAGTTAAATCAAACATCAAGGGCGAAGCAGACCGAATAAAAGAAGAGACGGCAGATCGTAAGGTTACCTTCCTTAACTGGCAGCTAACCGAGCAGGTACCCGAGTACCGCGACGAGATGGAGCAGTTACTCACTCAGTTGCCGCTAGGTGGTTCACAGTTCCTTAAGTGGCGCTGGGACGAAGAGCAAAAGCGCCCAATCTGCGAGTGGGTTGCGATCGATAACATTTTGTTACCGTACTCGTCCACTAACTTCTACACAGCGCAGCGTGTAACCGAAGTACAAGATATTACCGAAGATACATTTTTGCAACGTGTTGAGGCAGGTATCTACCTTGACATTGATAGCGAGTACTCGTCTGACGCGCCGCTAAACGATCAGACAAGATCTGAAAAAGCAAACAACAAGATCGAGGGCAAGGACATGCCCTCAAAGAACATTGACGGATTACGTCGTGTTTATGAGATCACTTGTTTCATGCGTTTGGAAGAAGACGAAAAAACTAATGGACAGCGCGCTCCTTACATTTTAATGATTGATGAGACCACAAGCAAAGTCTTGGGTCTGTATCGTAACTGGGAAGCAAATGATGAGAAGTTTGAAAAACTGGACTGGTATGTCGAGTTTAAATTTATCCCTTGGCGT